GATCATGTTCTTCTACGGGATCATAAGCTGTCTTAAATTTCATAGTTTCACCTCCTTTCGCAGGCGCCTAGACGCGGCGGGCGTGGCATACAAAAAAAGGGCGATCTCCGTGAGATCGTCCTTTTTCTGATACGCTCTTTATTAGATTATCATTTGGTAGAACCATTGTCAACAGTCTGCACATATTCTATGGCGCGACCAACCATGACAGGAATACGGGACTCGTCACAATTCTCAACGTAATAGCGACCATCGCTGTCACCGAGATTACCAATATAATAAAGAGAAAAGTCTTCAGGATACTTTTTAATAAGCATTTTATCATCGTTAACTATACCTTCAAAAGCTCGCAGAGCAAGCATATCGTTATGATAAACCTGAGGAGGACTGAACTGTTCAGCCTTGGAATCATAAATGGAATAAAGTCTCAGCGGAACCATCTCCTTTTCTAAATGCAACTAAATACCTACGAATCATAAGATAAAGCGTAGCTGATATGACGAAATAGTCATTATCAAGACGAATAACCCTAGAATCACCAGGTTTAAGACGGTAAGCGGCATATTTACTGCCACGAAAAGAGTAGTCAAAAGAAATATCACGATTGCGACAGAAACTTTTAACAGCTTCAAATTCACTAATAAGCATCACCTCATTTCTGACTTAATAATAACACAATCATAATACCTTGTCAAGCTTTCTGCCAAGAAAATGCTTGTACTTACCTTCCTGAACACGACAGCGGTCAACCAAACGCTCAAAAGTGTTGTTCTCCAAGTTATGAAGCATCTTCTCAATCCGGTTATTACGAATATATTCCATCCAGTGAGGATGCGTTTCGTCAAATTTTTTATCATAATAACGAGGGGGACGCATTTTTTTGCCGTTAATAACAACATAATCATTGGCATAACATTCTTCACCATGATCTTCGAGCCATTTAGCACCTATACCGGGACGATTGGAAGCAACCATGAATTCAGGAATGCGACCTTTATAGTGAGAAGGAGCATCTTTACCTGTCTGCTTTTTAACTATATAGCGAGCGACATAGGCAGCAGAATCAAAGCTAAACTCACCAATAAGATGCATACCGTATTTCCATATCTTGGCAAAGCGAGCAGAAGTATAAGTGTTATAACCGTCTGTACGGAACCGAAAAATTTTGTCATCAAAATCAATATTAAACAAAATATAATGATAATGGGGACGGCCATGAAGTTCACCATATTCACCACAGCCAAGGAAGCGAATGCCACTGCCATACTCACGACGAAGATTTTTCATGAAAGTCTGATGAAACTTCTTACTTAAGCTTTTATCACATGGCAAATGATAATCATCGAAAGTGCAAGTAACGAAATAAGCAGAAGACGAAGAACGGGCTTCGTGAACAGCACGGACAGCCCATTGTCTGCTATTTTCGAGACGACAGCCAATGCATTGTTTACAAGAACAACGAATGAAACGGCTATCGCCAGCAAGTTCGGGGTGAGAGGCAAGGCTACCGTAAAAACTATAATGCTGCTTTCCATTTTTAGTAATCGCTCCTTCGACCGGATACATAAGAATAGGATTATAACAAACCATATTAATCACCTGTACCGATTGTATCAGGATTAAGTCAGAATGTCAAATCCTAAATCCACCTCGTCCTACTCTTTTAAAATTTCTACGGCGAGATCTGGAGGTATGCCGGAAAAGACGACGAGAACCACGTTTAGATAAACGACGCCTTCTCATTTAGCATCCCTCCAAGAACCGAAAAAACGGCTAGTTTTTTTAGAATCATTTTTATTAACAACTGGCTCAACAAGTTGAGCAACATCGGCTTGAAAGTCCGAAGCAACCTTTTTAGCAGTAACAGTATTCGAGGAAGCTTTACCTTTCAGAGCTTCAATTAAATCTACAACTTCTTGAATAAAAGGGACAACAACGGTAACAATAAAAGTCAAAATCATAGTAGTTTTATTGGACATAAAAATTATCTCCTTCCAAAATAACGACCTCCGAGGAAGCCTACAACATTTTTGACAGCAGAACCAACACCACTAGCGACAGATCTAGGAGCACCTGTAAGACTTTCGATATTCTTATAGAAATCACGTTCCATACCTGCCATTTCAGTTTGAATATTATCAAAAGCAGCGGCAGAATTAGCACGATTAGCAGAAGCAATATTATTCAAAACTCCAGAGTTAAGGTAAGAACCTTGAAGACGAAGGTTTTCAAGCTCCAGATTCATCTTCTCAAGCTCGTAACCAAGGCGCTTTTCATAAGTCTGCTCACGAAGGTTCAGATCGTTTGCAAGAATACCGTTCTGAAGAACTGTACCATGGGTGCTCTGACGCACAGAATCGGCTTCTGCGACGTTTTTATCAATTTGAGATATTGCAAGATGCTCGGCGTTCTTAGCCTGCCTCTCAGCGGCACTAGCGGCTTTAGCAGAGTTCATGGTAGAACCAATATCACTCATACCTACAGAAGCAGCTGAAGCTCCAGATATAGAACCGCCTATGCCATTAGTTGCGGCAAGAATAGGATTAAGACCGGCTTTGCGCATATCTTCTACAGCCCATTGATAACGATGTTTATAATTCTCAACGTTCCACTCGTTAGCCTGTGCAGCATTAGCGGAATTGTAATGATTCTGAACGGCAGAACCAAATAAAGAACCAGCTATACTACCAACAGTATTAGAAAGCCATGACATAAAACCAACTCCTTCTAGAAGTGATCAACAAGGCCGGGCGTACCAAACATAGGCATAGGACGTACAGTGGTATAGCGAAAACCTATATCAAGCAGGAATTGAGGTTCATCAGTAACGGCGATAATGCGTTTAATAGGCGGATTTTCAGTAATAAATTCCTCGCTTAGAGTGGGAGGGTTATTGAAGAACTGTGAAAGGTGCCAAACGTCAAGGTTACCACCAGTTACAGAGCTACGGAACTTGCCTGTAATCTGCGAAGGTTTATAGCGATATTCGGCATAACGTTCCTGATAGCCAAAAACAGTAGTATCAGCTTCAGAGCCTTGAGCATAGATCTCACGAAGCTCAATAGCCTGTTCGCCAAGATGAGCGAATGTAGGCCAATAAAAGTCATAAACAGTAGAGCGAAGCCACATTTTGTTAATACCTTGCTGATAAGTAAGATCGGCACGAGCGCACACAAAGCCAAAAATATAACCATGTTCAACAAAAGATTTAGTAAAGCCATGGAACTTGGCAGCAGTAACACCATAAGCAGAGAGATTACCTTGAGGAGAGGTACCGTCGGTTGCAGAAGTTTGAGCTATTGGATTGACATTTACCATTTTGGTAAAGGAGCCGAGAAATTCGGGACGCTGAAGACGAGCGTCGGGAGAAACTACGCCAAAGAAAGAGCGGATCACTTCTGTATACCGGCTACCACCACGAGCAAGGCGTTCATAGAATTTCTGCATCTGGAAAGCAGTACGAAGACTGTTGATCGTAAAGATGCTTGAAGTGTCCAAATCAACATAAGAATCATTGCCAAGGTAAGTATAAGCGGGTTGAGCACTCATAATTATCGGATCAGCGTAATTACCAGCAAAACCGCCTACGGAACTTTGATTAGATCCTGGCCGACCAAACGAAATAGATCCATCACCTCGTTTAACTACCTCGCCGCCTGGAGAAGAGATGTCAGCAGAAACAGCGGCGAGCTGGGTAGAGGTACTATGGAGAAGAAAACCAGTACCGGGTGTAGGATCAACTATAGAAGCAGTGCCGGCAAGACCTATAGATACGCCTGGGCCTTTCTGAGTCCAAGGAAGAGCCGAAGTGAAATAGTCATGACGTTTACCGCGGGGAGGACAAGATAGACCTGGCACTATAGAAGTACCTGAAGAGAATACCCATGAAGGCTGGTCGGAAGAACGGGAAGAATCTAATACTTCATTGGCATCGCCTTTCTGAATCTTGACAGGCTTTTGAAGATTCTCATCTCTAAACCATTCATTCCAGATAAGGTAAACAGCGCGGAATGGAAGAGCGTTAATGCCAGAGATATTACCGGAAGTATTAGTAGGCAAGCCGAAGTAATCCCAAAGAGAGCCTATATAGGCATTTCCAGAATTACCAGTAGCAGTAACAGTAGGGATAACATATTCAGTAGTGTCGTCAGGATCTTCTCGCTCGAAACAGAAATTCTGCCAGTGCTCCCAAACAAGGCGATTTGGGACAAAAAAGAAAAACCAGTCCAGGTAAATATTATCCATGATAGGCTTAATAGGAGTAGCCAAACGAGCGAAATAATTAACAGACATCCTAGTAGTATCGCCAGGCAAAACCTCGTCAACAAATACAGGTATAAGCTTGCCTGAATCAAACGTTGTCTTATAAACATGAGAACGGTCAAACTTAGTCCTCCTCATGTACATTGCAGGAGCATCGCTGAAGCGATGACCTCTAACTCTAATTTTTCGAGCCAATTTTTCACCTTCTTTGAAGTGTAAACCTAATAATTAACCTAAAGAAAATTATTATTAGGTTTTAGATTATTTTTGCGTCACCTACACCAGTTACATCAAGTAAGTAACTGGTTTCGGTGACGCCTATTTTTGTGTTTTTTCATCATTTTGTTCTAAAGTGTTACTTTCTTTTTGTGTTTGTTCACTACTTACGGACTGTTGTGGTTCATCAAAAGTATATTTTCTACCACACAGACCTTGTTGTTGGAGGTATTCGAGCGTTGCAGGATCATTCAAATGCTCGATAAAATTCATAGGATCGTGACCGAATTTTGCTCGAACGTGAGCCGGCAAAGTGTAGAATTCTTCACGAACTCCGGACACAAGCTCAAGCGCTGTACTGTAGTCGCCAGGAAGCGTTGCATCTCCAAACTGAAGATAAGCATACTGCGAACTATCGCCGAGGTCAAGAGTCATGATACCTTTCTGACCGTCTGCATACTTATTTACGATGTAGTTGATATCGGTTTCATCCTTCTCATCCTGAACGGCCAGAGAGGGCATGGTAAACTCAATACCGCAATGATCATGTTCTTCTACGGGATCATAAGCTGTCTTAAATTTCATAGTTTCACCTCCTTTCGCAGGCGCCTAGACGCGGCGGGCGTGGCATACAAAAAAAG